CGTATTTCGCTTCAGGCGTCAATTAATGGTGAGTCTCATTATGGTCAAGGTTCTAAGATGGCTATTGATACCTCTCCTGGTTTACCCTGGTCATGGATGAAAACAGCAGGATCGAAAGGAAAACTGATCTTTTTGATTTTGTTGATGGTGAATGGCGTCCCAAGAAAGAACTTTCAGACGCTGTTGCTGACGTTGTGAATTGTAGGGAAAATGGTGAGGTGAGACCGGGTCTTTTTCGAGGCACTCTCAAGGATGAGAGACGTGAGTTAGAGAGGGTTCTTGACGGAAAAACACGTATTTTCACTGCAGGTTCCGCTGAAAAAGTCATAGCAGACAGAATGTTGTTTCTTGATTTTGTTGTGCAATTTAAGGAAGCAAGACTTAAGCTTCCACATGCGTATGGGATTAATCCAGAGTCGACAGAATGGCACGATATGGGAATGAAACACCGTATGATGGGGAAGAAGCATTTTGCTCTGGATTATTCAGGTTTTGACGCGTCGGAATCAATGCAACTCTTGCAAACTGTGTCAGAATGTGTCGCTTCAGTCTTCAAGGAAGAAGATAAGAAACACGTGATCTGTTCAGGTATTGAGAGTTTCAATCACTTTGTTGTGATCGATGGCGATTTGTTTCATTACCATCAAGGTAATCCATCTGGATGTACTATGACAACAATTTATAACACCATTGCAAATTGGATTCTTCTTTCTTATTCTTGGATCAAACTCGCAATTGCGGAAGGTGCTCCGTTGACACGATCATATTTCAAAGAAAATTGTGTTATACACGCGTATGGGGATGATTTCATTGGAACTGTATCTGATAATGCTCAGTGGTTTAACGGAGACACAATTCCACCAATTTTGGAGTCGTGTGGTGTCAAGGCAACGGCACCCGATAAGGGCGAGATTTCTAAATTCTCCAAGTTCGAAGATCTTGTGTTTTTGAGTCGTTATTTTGTAAAGAATCCTTTTGATGGGCCCGAGTCGATGATTGTTGGACCATTACCCAAGAGCTTGATTGAGGAAATTCCAATGTGGTATTACAAAGGTGCAGACAAGACGGACTATACTTCGACGATCCGAACTTGTGTTCGTTCTGCTGCTCTTTGGGGGCGTGACTATTTTCAGTGGTACTTGGGCAAAATGAGGATGACAAAAACCGGACGAGAATTTTTGGATTATATTGACACGGAAAGCATTTTTCTTGAGGTTTCACGACCATTTACCTCTGGATTGCGTGCTTTCGTTTCAAAACCTTTCATTTACTTTGGACCAGGCCGGACAAATGAATACTCTCCCGAGCTCATAAAACATGTTGTGTATAAGGGTTTCGATTTTGGAAGTTGGGATGCTGCTTTTGGTTTTGCGATGGCCCTCTCTGCGCAAGATCCAAACCCCTCTCGTTTTTGTGGCATGGACAAATTGAAGGCGCGTCAAGCAATCGATAAGATGCGCAAGAGTGGTTTTGTTTGGGAAGAGAAAACTTTGCTTTACCATGTGCAAGGAATTTTGGAAAGTTTTCTTGAGGGCAATTCCCATGCACGAGATGCTCTTAAAGCATCTTGTGAAGCTGTTCTTGTTTATTGGGTCAAGGATAGTCGGCTTGGCTCAGGGATTAGCCCTGAGCTGAAGCCAGAGACGTTTCTTTCCTTTGGGGGAAAGAATTTTGTGGGGACTGTTCTCATGGAAATGAGAAGACGTCTTTGTGTTTAAATATTTTGAGTATTGCTATTAATATAGTTTGTATCTCACAACGTTTGTTTGTTACAATTAATATTTGTAATTATTTTTAGAAATTTATTTTAGTGCTTGTTAGTATGGCTGACGGTATTGAGATGAGACCAGGTGTCTCTAGGGCGCTCGATGACAATCGAGTGGACCTTAATATTTCTTCTGGTGCGATGGATGTCCAAAAAGTTGGAGGCGCAATCACACAGGGTTCAATACAACCCTCTGTGCAGACATCTGTTGTTGATGTGCTTAAGCATGAGACTGTTCTTTATGCTGGTTCAATTGCACCTTCCACTTCAGTGGGTACTGTTGTTTATTCAACACCCATTGATCCTTCGCAGCTTTATAGTGGTAGTAACCCGTCAAGAGTAACTTGGATGTCTAAATTGTATAAATTTTGGACGGGTGATTTGACTTTTAGATTTGTGTTTACTAAAACCATTCTTCAACAACTTAAACTTATTGCTGTATTTGTTCCTGGAGCTTCTGCTTCAGATCCTGCTCCTACCCCTGCGCAGGCCTATTACTATAGGCATAAGGTTCTTATGAACCCTGCAAATGAGATGGAGTGGTCTCTGGATGTACCTTTCGTTTCGACGAGACCACACCATGTCATGGGCGAACCGACTGGGATGCTTTACGTCATGTTGTTCCAGCCAATGGCTGTGTCCAACAATGACGCTTCATCTATATCAATAGACATTTTTGTTGCTGGAACAAGTCTCAAGTTTCATGAGTTTGTTCTTCTCCCTGCACTTGCTGGTTTGACAACGATCACACCTGGTAACTCATTTATAATTCAATCTTTTAGTGGATCTGCTGCTAACCCTGGAAATACTGGTACAAAGACATTTCTCTCTGACAACGAGAGCACTTTGGCGACTGCGTTGGGTACTGACACAGACAAT